ATCCGTTTATATTCGATACCAACCGGCTTGGGTTTTGGGTTTGGCCGAAAATGAGCGAAAAACGCGCAAAAGCGCCAAATAAAGCAGAAAAAGCCGAAAGTTTGGCTACTTTTACCGAGATCGTAGACGGGGTTTTAGATCGTTGGCGGCAGCTTGAATTATTACGTGACGATCACGCCGGCCACGTGCTTATCGTTCGCGGTATCGCCCGAGAGCTTGAAAAAGACCCCGGCCAGCCGACATTATGGCGTGAGCTAAGAGTTACGTTTACCGACATTATGAAAACACAAGGTAGCAACAATGACGAAATTAGCGCCCTTTTTAAAGACCTCGACGCCACGCTACGCAACGCCCCGTAACCCTAAAAATAAAACGTTAGGTGCCGAGGTTGCGGCGGTTGCTAAAGGCCTTGGCGCCGAGCTTATGCCTTGGCAACGGCAGGTAGCCGACGTTGCTTTAGAAATGATCGTAGACCCGGCAACCGGGTTAGACGTGCCGCGCTTTAGGGAAATTGTCGTAACCGTACCGAGGCAGTCGGGCAAGACTCTTTTTACGTTGGCTTATGAATTGCAACGGGCGTTACGTTGGGGTAGCCCGCAAACTATCGCCTATACCGCTCAAACCGGTTGGGACGCCCGAAAGAAACTTATAGACGACCAAGTACCGCTAATTATGGCCGGGCCGTTAAAAGCGGCTTTAGATCGCGTTTATCGGGGCGCCGGTATGGAAAGCGTACGGTTTACTAACGGTAGCCGTATAGACGTTTTAGCCAATACCGCTACGGCAGGTCACGGCCGAATAATTGACCTAGGCATAATCGACGAGGCTATGGCAGATACCGACCATAGACGCGAGCAAGCTTTAATACCAGCTATGGCAACGCGGCGTACCGCCCAACTTTTAATAACGTCTACCGCCGGTACCCAAGCCAGCATTTACCTATTAGCGAAAACCGACCAAGGTCGGAAAGCTATTAACGACCCGGCTAGCCGTATCGCCTATTTTGAATGGTCGGCCGATCTTGACGCCGACCCGTACGACCCGGCCGTATGGGCGGCTTGTATGCCAGCTTTGAGCTTTACGCAAGATATCGAGACGATACGACACGCCGCCGAAACGTTACCCGAGGGCGAATTTAGGCGGGCGTTTCTTAACCAGCAAACCGAGCAAGACGAGCGAGCAATACCCCAAAATGCTTGGCTGGCTTGTTGCAACCCGAAAACGGCGCCGGTAGCGCCGCTAACTTTTGCGATAGATACCGCCCTAGATAGGTCGGCTAGTTCTATCGCGGTATGCGATACCCAAGGCCGGGTAGAGCTAGTAGAAAACCGGGCCGGTACTAGTTGGGTAGTGGATAGGTGCCTAGAGCTTGTACGCCGCCACAAAGCCGGCCTAGTAGTAGACGGATATAGCCCGGCGGCAGCGCTCATAGATCGACTAAAAAACGGCGGCCTAGACGTAACGACCTACACGCTAAAGGACGTCGGTATGGCTTGTAACGTGCTTTACGACGCCATTTTAGATAAGCAGATAAGCGTACGTAGCCATACCCGGCTAGACGAGGCCGTAGCGTTAGCTAAACGTAAACCCGTTGGTCAGACTTGGCTTTGGGCAAGAACTAACGGCGACGCCGACCTAACCCCGCTTTACGCTATGACCCTTGCGTACCACAACGCCACCAACCGCCAGCAAACCAGCAAACCGCGTAGCAAAATTTACTAAACTAACCAAAGGCCACTAATGCTTAAACTATCCGTAATTATTCAAATAGCCGGGGCTACTCTTATTAGCGTGGCAATAGGACTAGTAAACGTACCCGGCGGGCTTGGCGCTTTTGGCCTTTTCACCGTTGCCGCCGGTATAGCTTTTGAACGTGACGGCCGCTAATGCTAGGCAAACTTTTTACCCGTAGCGCGTCGAGCGCCAGCATAAACGGCGCCTATATTGACGACCTAGGGCGGGTACGGCGTAACGGGGTAGATAGTTGGGCGGGCGTAAACGTAGACGCCGAAAACACGTTAGCTATACCGGGGCTTTGGCGCGGTATAACGCTCATAGCCGACGGCGTAGGCGCCCTACCTTGGGCCAGCTATCGCGGCGAGATCAAAGTAGACCCACAGCCGGCAATACTTGAACGGCCCAACCCGCCCGAGACGCTTATAGAAACTAAATCGGCTATGGTGGCCGGGCTTTTGGTACACGGAAACTATTTAGCGGTATTGGGGCCACCAAATGCGCAAGGCTACCCCGACGTATTGCACCCGATAGACCCCGACAAAGTCCACGTATGGCGGGAACGTGACGGCGACGACGCCGGCCGCATTAAATACAAGATAAACGGCAGCGAATACGACCAAAGCGAAATTTTGCATATTAAGGGCTTTTCTATGCCGGGCGACCTTTTAGGGTATGGCCTTTTGCAAGCCCAAAGGCAAGGTATCGGCGCTGCCGTAGCCCTTATGGAATACGCCGCCCGCTACTTTGACGGCGGCGTTACCCCGTCGGTAGTGCTTAAATCCGAAAACGACGACCTACAGCAAGACGAGGCCGACCAGCTTAAAGCTATGTGGCTTAACCATTACGGCGGCCGTTCACGTATGCCCGCCGTTTTAAACGCTAGTACCAAATTTGAGGTAGTGAGCGATAACGCCCAACAAAGCCAAATGGTCGAGCAGCGCCAATACTCTTTAACCGATCAAGCCAATATGCTTGGCACCCCGGGTTACTATATCGGCGCCCCAAATAGCAACCGCACGTATAGCAACGTCGAGCAAGAAAACCAGCAGCTTATCCGTTGGACTCTTACCCGTTGGCTTGTACGCATTGAACAAAGTATGAGCGACCTAGTACCTAGGGGTCAGACGGTTAAATTTAACCTTGACGGCCTTTTAAGGTCGGATACGCTCGCCCGTTACCAAGCTCACCAAATAGCGCTAACTAACGGCTTTTTAACGGTAGACGAGGTTAGGGCGCTTGAAAATAGGGCGCCGTTAGGAGAGGCTTAACCAATGCTAGAAACCCGCAACTATGAACTAGACCTAGAGGTACGCGACGTAGCTAACGAGCGCGTCATATGCGGTATTTGTGTACCGTACGGCGTCGAGCAACGTATACACGCTGGCTTGACCGAGGTATTTATACCCGGCGCGTTTAACGCAGTAACCCGGGCAGCTCACCGGGTAAAACTTTTGCTAGGTCACGACGCTAAAGCGTTACCGTTAGGCCGCGCCCAACTATTACGCGAGGATAGCGCCGGCCTATACGGCGAATTTCGGATAAGCAAGGGCAGCCGTAACGACGACGTCTTAGAACTTGTCGTAGACGGCGCTTTAAACCAGCTAAGCGTAGGGTTTATGCCGCTTAAAGATCGGCGCCGCCCCGACGGCGTCGTAGAGCGCGTAAAAGCTCATTTAGCCGAGGTTTCTTTAGTTACCTTTGGTGCATACGGCGAGGCCGCCGCGCTAACTGCCGTACGTGACGAGATCGAGAACCCGAACCTAGAGGCCGCTAAAGCCCTTATAGCCAAGCTGGCTAAATGAGATCGACAAGCGTAACCGTAGGCACCACGCCAACGCTTTTGGTAGCGGCCGACGACCTTAACCGATACGTATATTTGCACGTAATCGGCAATACGGGCGTATACCTTGGCGGCTCAACCGTAACGACGGCAACCGGCACACTTACCGAAAAGCACACCAGCCCGATAGAGCTTTTTATACCTAGCCGCCAGACCCTTTACGGCGTCGTAGCAACAGCTACCGAGGACGTAAGAGTATTAACGCCCGACGTAGATTAAATGCCGTACAGCGTCACGAATAGCGCCGACGGTTGCCAAGGTTGGGCCGTAATCAAAGACGCCACCGGCGAGGTTATCGGCTGCCACGCAACGAAAACCCAAGCCGAAAAGCAACTAACCGCCGTGAATATTGCCGAATACGGCACCGACGACCGAGCCGCCGCCGATCTAGACGCGCCCGAATTTATGCGAGCTAACGCCCGCCGAGGTTTAGAGCTATACGCCCAAGGTTTAGCCGGCGACGGCCTACAGCCCGAAACGGTACGCGACGCTCGAGCTATGGCCGACGGCAACGTAAGCGCTGCCAAATGGCGCAAAATTAGCGCTTGGGTAGCCCGCCATTTAGTAGACCTTGACGCGGTAGACGACGACGAAATAACCCCGGGCGTAGTAGCCCATTACCTTTGGGGTAGTGGCCGTACCCGCCAAGCTGCCGAACGTACCAAAGAGTACGCCGACCGGGTAATAGCCCGTCTAGATCAAAACCGGGCCGCGAAAATGCCGATAGCAGTAACCGACATAGACGGCACCCTAGTTACAGCCAGCCAACAGCCCTACGAGCCGGTAATAGAGGCCTTAGACGAGTTAGACGTAGCCGTAGTAGTGCTTAGCGGCCGGGGCGAAAACCAACGCGCTAAAACCGAAAGGCTACTCGAGGAAATAGACGTAGATTACGACGCGCTCATTTTGGCGGGCAGCCCCGAGGGCAAAGTAGACGCTATGGCCGATCTAGCCAAAGCTTACGACGTTATAGCAGTATTTGAGAATAACCCCGAAACGGTAGACGCCTACCGGAAACTTGGCGTACCCGTAACGGCGGTATCCCAACGCGCCAATATGGAAAAAGCGCAAGAAATCCGCCAAAAGCTATAAAAAGTTTGTTAGCGTTAAAACTAACCGCAACCCAAGCGGCCGAGAGTGGCACCCCGCATAGGCGGCACCCCAACCCGGACAAATGGCACCCGGAAATAAAAAACCCGTAAAACCCATTAACCCGAAAAGGATATACCCCTATGTCTAACCCATTTCTTACCGGCTTGGTAGAAAAGCGCCAGCAGAAAACCGAGCTTATCGACGCAACAATGAGCCGCGCCGCCGACGAAAACCGCGACCTTACCGACGTCGAACTATCCAATATTCAAGCTTTGGCAGCAGAGGCCGAAAAGCTCGATGCCCGCATTGAGCAGGTAAACGAGATCGAAACCCGCAACACCAAAGCCGCCGAGCTGGCCGCCAAGGTTGGCCCCGCAACCGAAACCCGCGAAATTGGCGGCGCCCGCGTCACCCGCGAGGAATTGACCTACACCGAGCGCGGCAGCGCCGACTTTCTTACCGACGCTTTGGCCGCCGAATTCGGCAACAGCTACGAGGCCCGCGAACGTATCACCCGCCACCAGCGCGAAATGATCGTAGAAAAGCGCGACGTAGGTACGTCGGCTTTTGCTGGCTTGGTCGTGCCGCAATACTTGACCGACCTTTACGCGCCGTTGGCACGTGCCGGTCGCCCGTTGGCCGATATTTGCCGTAAGCACACGCTACCCGCGCAAGGTATGACCGTAAATATCTCACGCGTAACGACCGGTACGGCGGTAGGTTTCCAAGCTGCCGAAAACGACGTAGCAACCGAAACAAATATCGACGACACCCTTTTAACCGTGAACGTGAACACCATTAGCGGTATGCAAGACGTTTCAAAGCAAGCGATTATGCGCGGTACCAATATCGAGGGCGTCGTATTGCAAGACCTTATTAGGGCTTACCATACAAAGCTTGACCAAGGCATTATTACCGGCGACGGCACAAGCGGTACCCCGGTTGGCTTGGATAACTTGACCGGCGAAAACGTCGTAACCTACACCGACGCCAGCCCGTCAGTAGCCGAGCTTTACCCCAAGCTCGCCGACGCTATCCAGCAAATCCAAAGCGGAATTTACGCGGGGCCAACCCACGTGATCATGCACCCGCGCCGCTTGGGTTTCTTGCTTTCCGGTACAGATACCACAAACCGCCCGCTTGTCGTGCCTAACGCAAATGGGCCAATGAACGCGACCGGCACCTACGGCAACCTTGGCTACGGTCTCGCCGGGCAGTATTCGATCTTGGGTCTCCCGATCATTACCGACGCCAATATCCCAACCAACTTGGGCGCCGGCACAAATGAGGACGAAATCTACGTAGTAGACGCAAACGAGCTTCACCTATGGGAGACGCAGGACGCGCCAATGTACGTACGTTTCGAGCAGCCCGACGGCCGCGTAGCTATCCGTATCGTACTTTTCGGTTTCGCCGCGTTTACCGGCGAGCGTTACCCCAAGGCCGTTAGCCGTATCACCGGCACCGGCCTAGTAGCACCAACCTTTTAACTAAAGGAACGCCCCTAGCCGGCCCGCTTAACCGCCGGCTAGGGGTACCGACCAATGGCAAACCAAATAGACGCCCTAAAACGCGAACGGGAACACTACCTAAACCGAGGCCTTAAAGACCGAGCCGACCAAGTAGCCGCAACCCTAAAAGCTTTAGGCGTCGAGGATAAGCCAGCAAAGCCAGCCGCCCCGGCCGCCAACACAGCAACGAACCCGGCGCCGGGGCTGGCTACACCTAGTAAGAAACCCGCAACGCGACGCAAGGGCAAATAATGGCTATTACCAACGGTTACGCAACGCTTAGCGAGGTAAAAGCCTATCTAAGCATTAGCGACGCGCTCGACGATACCGTACTAGAGCAAATGACCGAGGCCGCCAGCCGAACTATAGACAAGATCGCTAACCGCCGTTTTTATTTAGATACAAACGCCAGCGCCCGCCTATATCGGGTAACTAACCCTATATGCCTATTTGTAGACGACATAGGCAGCACTACCGGCCTAGTAGTTAAAACCGACGACGACGGCGACGGCACCTACGAAACCACGCTAACGCTAAACACCGACTACCTTTTAGACCCGTTAAACGCCAACCAGCTTGGGCGCCCTTGGACACAACTAACCCGGCTCGACTACGACGAATTCCCAATACCGCTTAACTATCGGCCCGGCGTACAAGTTACCGCTAAATGGGGTTGGCCTACAGTCCCCGACGACATTAACCAAGCTTGCCTAATCCTTGTAGCAGACCTTTTCAAACGTAAAGACGCGCCCGGCGGCATAGTCGGCCTAGCCGAACTAGGCACTATCCGTTTAAGCCCATTAGGTCGAGATATAGCCGCTATGGTGAAACCTTACCGGCGGTTGGTGCTGGCGTGACCCCAAGCGCAATACGCGACGGCCTAAAAGCCAACATACAAGCCGGAGTAACAGGCGTACGTTGCTACGACACTATCCCCGATAGCGTAAACGTACCCGCCGCGATCGTCGGCCAGCTCGACATTACCTACCATACCGCTATGAAAACGCTAGTAAATAGCGCCACTATTGAGGTATTAGCCGTAGTGTCACGAATGGACGCCCGCAGCGCCCAAAACTCTTTAGATACCTATATAGCGCCCGAGGGCGCCAACAGCTTTAAAGCAGCTATAGAGGCCAACCCAACCCTAGGCGGCGCCGCTTTTGATCTAATTGTCACTAGAGCGCAACCCGGAACTATTACTATTAGTGGCATAGACTATTTGCTATACCGTTTAGAG